TCAACATTCTCACCAATAATAACTTTTGGTTTTATATCTTTTGCCACTCTTAAAAATTCAAAAAATAAATCTTCAACATTTTCTACACCTTTAATATCACTATATTGTTTCTTTTTACCAAAGGCATCTGCGTGTGTATTACCTTTACCATGTGATACAGAACCCGCCATACTAAACGCTGAACAAGGAGGACTACCATCTAATATATCTAACTGACTAACACCAATCTTCGCTTGTTCCATTAAGTATGTACCTGTTAATTTTTTAATATCGCCTGGCACAATTGTTGTATTTGGATAGTTCTCTCTATAAGTGTTTTGAGCCTCAGGTACAAATTCATTGATCGCTAGTATCTTACCACCAGCCAATCTATAACCTGTTGATGAGCCACCACCACCAGCGAAAGTTGATAATACAGTAAATAGATTTCTTTTCTCACTATCTAAAGTATCTTGTAAAGTATATCTTTTATACATCTTCTTTATTCCATTTCATTAATAACCACACGATAAAACCATAGACTAATATAACATAAAATATTGAAAGAGTCAAGTCCCAAATCATACTTCATTACCCCAACTATTCCAACCTTCTCGTTTTCTACGAGCAAATAGTTCAATATATGGACCTTCTAACATCTTTTCAATATGGTCATAGACTATATCTGGTTTTCTACTATGTTCTTGTCTTTCACTTATAACTAATTGTGGTATACTTTTATTTAGCCTTTTAGGTTTTCCACGAGTTGCCAATAAACACATTTCAGGATTACCTCTAGTCCAATAACCAAGACCTGTAAAGAAACCCATCTTTTTACGATTCGTTTTCGCCCAGGTAAAACCAACGGTTTTGTATTTAAAACCCCAGGCGTTAATGACTTCAAATGCCTTGTCTAATAGTGGATCAACTACCCACATCAATAAGACTGCATCGTCCTTAGCAATGCTGCTAACAGGTAGATTATTAATGTCAGCGAGAGACATGCAAGGATAATGTTTTTCAGGACTTCTATCTTTGCCTTTGTCACTAAACGTTTTAAAGGTCCAAGGTGGATCTGCATATATTACTCCGTGTTTTTGGTTTGTATTAAAGTTCATTAAAAATAGTTTATGTTTATATTATATCTAGCATAATCATTAGTACAGGTTGTACTATTATGTGATTCACCAGAATCAAAGAATAATGCTTGATTTTCTATTGATGGTATTTTTTTATCTTCAAACTCAGTAAATCCATCACAAGTATTAAGAGAAAGTAAAAAACCTTTATGTGGAAACTTAAAATCTTTATGTGATCCATGATGTAATAATTTTTTTGTTCTAGGATATAAATTAATTTTTGCTCTTATTAAACTCTTAATATCTAGTTTTTGTAATATAGGTTTTAAAATATGACCATAATAATTAGAAAGATATAAACTCATATCATCATAATCAAATTCATATAAAGTATGTGTAAAATATGAATTACCAATTTCTTCTGAGAGATAATCTTTTCTGTATGCTACAAATTTATTAAAAAACCATGACATCTTTTCAGGATCATCATTATTTCCTAATACAGTATTTTGAATCTGTTTAAATACTTCTTCGTCTAAAAAATTGTTTATAACTTTATACTCCATAACTTAATAAAAAATACCTCACTAGTAAACATATTAATATAAATCTTGGTATTGACCAATCTGTTTTATATGCGAGTAAACTACCCGTGGCAAAAGACCAATGTATAGTAATCAATAATAAAAATATACTACTCAAAGAATGCCTCCAGACTTGCCTTCTTCTCATAAGACCAACCAATAGAGTTTAGTATAAAACTCAATGGGTCTAAAAATGTCTTTTGAAACATAGTGTCGTGGTCAATATAATCATCTAGTTTAAATTCTTTTGGTAGTTTTGTTATATAACTTATCACATCAAACTTAAATGGATTTGCCTCTATTAGTTTAACAAACTTAATTTTATCACCTTCTTGTATCAATGGATATTTGTTTCCTAGTTTATATTGTTGTATTTGATGATTATAAATCAAAGCACCTTTAACGTGTATCGGTGTGCCTTTTATAAACACATCATTTGCGTGTCTATATTTAGCAAGATTATTACAAGACCTAGGAAAAGATATTTGTTCTGCTGACATCTTTTCAAACTCACTTCTAAAATCAGCAACAAACTTTTGTAAAGTATCTTGGTCTTTAGTCATTATAAGATTGATCGCTTCTTTAATTTTACCACGACAAACTTCTGGTGTAGATGATTTTACAGCCTCAATACCCATAATCTTTAATTTAGGTTTTTCATAAACTATGCCTTCTTCATCTAACACATTTAACATATATCTTTTTTTCGCAGTCCATATACCTTTATCAGCAATGACTTCTCGTTTCATAACCATTTTATTACCGATGGCGTTTGTATAATCAGCAAGTTCTGCGAAACACTTATCTAAAAATGGTTGTATTCTACTATCAACTACCTTGTTAATAAATTTTAATATGTGTTCAATTGGTTTATCTTTACAAGTCGCTTCAACTAATTTATCTAGTGTTAAATATATTGAATCTGTATCTGACGCAACCACATAATCTACTTTGTCATGTGTCTTTAATATATTATTCATATACTCATTTACTTTATTCTCAATAAATCTAATTACAAATTGACCTGAAGTAGTAATCGCAGTCGCCTGTCTTACATCATAATATCTAAAGTATTGATTACCTATTGCGCCATAAGCAGAGTTTAGTGAAATCTTTTTGGCCCATTGTATATTATGATATGTCGCAATCTTTTTAGTTAGTTCTTTATCTTTTGTCTTTTGATATTGTTGTTTAGATTGAAACTCTAGTGTTTTAAATTTAACTCTATCGTTATACATCTTCTCTAATAATCTAGGTAAGAAACCTGGGTTATCATTCTTAAACATAGCGCCATTTGGTGTAATACAAGCGCCTTCTGTTTTTAAATGTGATAGAGGTGTTTGTTGTTTTAATAATTTTGCGACTGATATGCCAGAGGATTTTACACCGATAATCTTCTCTGGTGAGATATTATACTGCATAATTAAATGAGGATATAGAGAGTTAATATCAAATGATACAACCCACTTGTGCATACCAGTCAACGGGTCTTTTACATAAGCGCCGTCATACTTATCTTCCTTAACATTATCTTCCTTTGGTGGTATGACAATGTTTTCTTTTCTTAAAAAATTATAGATTAACATATCCCACATTCTTACTTGCGAGAATACATCATTATAATTTACTTTGGCTTCATAAGCCATAGTTAAGATAAGTTCTATAAGTTTTAGTTTATCTTCTAAACCATCTACGATTTCTACATCTTTAATATTATAATCAATAAATGATTGATAGTCTTTTGTATACCAATCTCTAAATGTCTCGTAAGGGTTTTCATCTTTTTGTAAACCAAGTTCTACTTTACCAATGTAATCAAGTTTATAACTTTCTTGTCTTGTTGGTATAAATTTTTTATATAAATCTAGGTAATCTAACATTACAATACCAAAGATACTATAATGTGTTTGTGGTCTACCTCTTACAACAATAGATTCTCTTTCAACTAGATTCCAAGGCGAGAATCTTTTAATAACTTTTTCATCTACGATATGACATATTCTATTCATCAAATAAGGTATATCAAAAAACTTTGTATTCCAACCTGTAATAATATCAGGATAGTTCTTAATCCAAAACTTCATAAACTCCATAATCAAAGACTTCTCACTCTTACATCTTATATAAGTGACATCTGGTCTATCTGTTTTAAACTCGCCAGTGCCC